TGAGCTTGCGCGCCGGGAGTCTGGGCGAGTGATGGCCTGCAAGAGCTGCGCGCACGACGTCCCGCTGACCAGTCCCGCCAATTCGATTGGTCAGATGATCACGCTATGGAACACCACCCCCCTGACGATCGAGGCCGCTCATGTCTGAGCCCCGAATGATCCTCAACGCTATCGCCAACCACTTGGGGCGCTACGCCTACCGCTACAGCAGCGAAGTACGCCTGCATGAATCGTTGGCCAAGGTGCTGGAGTCCCACGGGTTCACCTGCGAGCGCGAGCGGATTCTGGACGCGAAGAACCGCGCAGACTTCTGGGTCGATGGGATCGTGATCGAGGTCAAGGTCGCCGGCTCGCTGTCTGAGGCGCTGCACCAGGTCGATCGCTATATCAACCTGCCCGACGTCAAGGGCGTGATCCTGGCGGGTACGCCACGGTGGGCTGATGGCCAACTGGCCGCAAAACCGACGTGGCAGGACAAACCCTTTCAAATGATCAGGCTGGCGAGGCAATCCCTATGATGTTTGGCGTAGTGAAGGCCGACGAGCGCCGCTGGTACATCGCCTGTGAGCCGCAAGTGCGATCGCGCCTCAAGCGTGTATTCCCGCGGATGTCCCAACGTGCTGGCGATATCGCCGAACTGCTGGCCAGCCCGGAGAATAGCCGGGAACTGCAGTGGTTCCTGCAGCGCTACCCGATGGACATGACTGAGGACGTCGCCACCGCCCTGCAGGCCAAGGCCGCCGAGCATGTACGCATGGAATCCAGCCTGACCGAGCTGCTCGCCGGGCGTATGCCGATATCGTCATTCGAACTGGCAAAGCCGGCGCGCGAGTATCAGGCCTATGCCGCCACCCAACTGGAGATTCGCGGCGGCCTGCTGCTGGCCGATGACTTGGGCTTGGGTAAGACCGTTACAGCGATCTGCGCCATGGTCAAAGAGGGCAACCTGCCCGCTGTCGTTGTATACCCCGCGGCGCTGCCCAACCACTGGCCCGAGAAGCTGGCCGAATTCGCCCCGCACCTGCGTGTGCATCACGTCAACACGGGGCAGCCATACCCGCTGATCAAACAGCCCAAGCAGCGCCGTAAGGATCTGTGGGACACCCTGCCCGACGTTATCCTGGTGAGCTATCACAAGCTGCGCGGGTGGGCGGACGTACTGGGCGATATCGTGCAGTACACCGTATTCGAAGAGTGCCAGCAGCTGCGCAACCCAGAGAGCGAGATCTATTCCGCCTGCAAACACCTGGCGGCGAAGTCCAGGTTGCGCATGGGGCTTACCGCCACTCCAATTTATAACTACGGTGGCGAGTTTTATTGGGTCGTTAACGTGCTGCTGCCTGACTCGCTGGGCGGTCATGACGAATTCCTGCGCGAGTGGTGCAACACCGGCTTCGGTGACAAACCCCGCCTGCATGACGCGGAACTGTTCGGCGGCTACCTGCGCCGGGAAGGCATCATGCTGCGCCGCACCCGCAAGGAAGTGGGCAGAGAGCTGCCTGATCTGTCGAAGATCCCCCACGAGATCGAGGCAGACGCCAAGGTGATGGAAAGCATCACAGGTGACGCGGTGGCGCTGGCCAAGACCATCATGGCAGCCAGCGAGAACTACCGGGGCCAGAAGATGCAGGCGGCCGGCGAGCTAGATCTGCTGGTGCGTCATGCGACTGGAGTGGCCAAAGCCCCCTATGTCGCCGAGTTCGTCAAGCTGCTGCTGGAAAGTGGGCAGCAAGTACTCCTGTTTGGCTGGCACCGCGACGTGTACCAGATCTGGGCCGAGAAACTGGCCGACTACAAGCCATGCATGTACACCGGCACCGAGTCCCCGACCCAGAAGCAAAAGGCAAAAGAGGCGTTCATGAGTGGCGAAAGCCGGGTCATGTTGATCAGCCTGCGCGCTGGCGCCGGCATTGACGGCTTACAGGACTGCTGCAGCACGGTGGTGTTCGGTGAGCTGGATTGGTCGCCTGGCGTACATGAGCAGTGCGTGGGCCGTATCCACCGCGATGGCCAGACCGAACCGGTGCAAGCGTACTTTCTGATATCAGAGGAAGGCAGCGACCCGATCGTTTCCGACGTGCTGGGCGTGAAGCGTGAGCAGATCGAGGGCGTGCGTAACCCTGATGACAACCTGATCGAGCGTCTGGACGTCGGCGGCAACAAGCTGCGCGACCTGGCCGCCAAATTCCTCAAAGACAATAACGTCCCGCTTCCTGCGTCGACGTCAGTACCCCTGCAGTTGGAGTTCGCATGAAAGCATTGAGTATTCGCCAGCCGTGGGCGTGGTTGATCATGAACGGCGGGAAGGACGTCGAGAATCGTAGTTGGAACGCGAAGCTGCGCGGGCGCTTCCTGGTGCATGCCGCCAAGGGCATGAATCGTCGCGAGTACGTGGAAGCGCTGGAGTATGCCGCCGAGCGTGTGTCTGCGGACGTGCTTCGCACCTTCCCGACTTACGAGCAGGTGGAGCGCGGCGGGATCATCGGCACTGTCGAGCTGGTGGATAGCGTCTATACCAGCGATTCGCCGTGGTACATGGGGCAGAAGGCGTTCGTTCTACGTGACCCGAAGCCACTGCCGTTCCTGCCTTATAAGGGGCAGCTGGGCTTCTTCACTGTTCCTGACGCGCTGCTGGCGCCCGTTACCGAGATAACCGCATGAAAGCCCCAACCTATTGCCGTACCCATGGCCAGCGCGTCGGTACGTGTACGTGTTACCGCTGCAGGCCGATCGAGCGCCAGCTGGCGCCACCCTCCCCGGCCCGTAGCGCCCCGCCCGGCGTCAAAGCATAAGCAGTTCTGTCCAGCCATCCATTGCGCTGGTCCCCGCCGTTATCGCGTCCTGGCGCTGCTGGAAGTAAACCAGCGCCAGGATCGCCACCTCGCCGTTGCTCAAATCTTCGTGGAGCCGGTACTTCTGGCCCTTCTCGCCCACCCCATCCAATTCGATGCGTGGGCGAAACCGTGCGGCTGCCTCGCCTATGGCCAGTGTCTGGTTCGCCTCGCCCACGTAGAACGCCCGAATAGCCTCCTCCCAGTTGTCCTCGGTAAAAAGCGAGTCATAGGATCGTGATCGCGTATTGGTGACAAACGCGAATCCTTCGTCGGCAGCCTCCCGGAATTTGATCATCTTGTTAACCGCCAGGACGCCCGTAACGGGGTTGATCGCGGCAATAAGGCTGATCGGATCGCCTGCATAGCCGGTGATGGACACTTGGATTTTCATACGCACCTCAAAATAAACATTAAAAACATAACGTTTCTATTGCAACGTAAACAATAAAATTATAACGTTCTCTTCGTCGAAGGTTACGACTTAAACGAAAGGGAAAAAGTTATGCGCAAGATTATGGGGCGGGTACCAAAGCCGTTGCTGGTGGGTTTGCTGATAGCGTTTGTGATCAGCGCTTTTGGCTGGGTCGGCGAGAGCGATTACGAGCAGGAACTAAAGACCGTGCAGCTGTATTGCGAGATGTCTGATCAGGGGCTTTGGCCGCCACGGCCTGAATACCAGTGTCCAGCCAAGCCGCTGACGCCGAACGTACGTCTAGTAGCCCTGTAAGCGCATAGCCATGAAGCCCCGTAAACACGGGGCTTTCTCTTGTCTGATATATCGTAACTGTGATGTTGTGTCGTTATGACTAGGTGACAAGTGGAATTGACGCTATGACGTAAAGTCGTAAAGGCGTTATAGTGCGTCATCCCTTAATCATCGAACCTGTGACGGAAGCGACTAATGACTGTAATCGCGGTGGAAAATCAAAAAGGCGGGGCGGGTAAAACTACCGTCGCTGTGTGCTTGGCAACAGCCTTGATGAAAGACGGCCTGGACGTGCAGCTGGTCGATTCCGATCCACAGGGCAGTTCGTCCGACTGGCATGCCGCTGCTGAGCTTGCCGGGTTTGAACCCGTCAAGACTTGCCAGATAACCCGCCCGGTGCTGCACAAAGAAGCCCTGCGCATGCCGGTAGACGTCGTGATCATTGACGGCGTGCCGCGAAACACCGGAATGTCAGACAGCGCAATCAGCGCCGCCGACCTTGTAATTATCCCCGTACAACCTTCCCCCCTCGATATCTGGGCTACCAAGGAATTGGTGGATAAGGTCAAGGATGCGATCGAGCTGCGCGAAGGCACTGATCGACCGTTGAAAGCGGCTTTCCTGATCAACCGTCTCGTTTCAAACACCGACCTCGGCCGCGACGTGCGTCAGGCGCTTGAATCGTATGGCCTGCCTGTATTTGAAACGGCTATTCGTCAGCGTCAGGAGTACGGCAAGACGATGGCGCGCGGTCAAACTCCATTGGATTTGAGCCCCAAACATTCGGCCCATGAGGATCTTGTGGCGTTCAAAGATGAGGTGATTCGCTTTCTTACCAATAAGTGACTTATCATAAAGTCACGTTATCACCACATCACGCTGTCTACTTATCTCAGGTGTACCCATGTCCGAAACGCATCCACTGAAAAAACCGGAGAAGGAAAAAACGACGGGTTCCGTTTTGGCCGCTGGGCGTCCGTCCGAGAAGGCTGCCAAGAAACTCGCTGCAGAGGAAGTCGCAGACACCGGCACCAAAGCCCGTCTGACCCTTTGGCTTGATACTGCCGAGATTGAGAAAATCCGCTTGCTGGGCGTTGAGAATGGCAAATCCATGTCCAAGATCATTTCCGGGGTGATCAAGTCCCTGCCTGAGCCAAGTTTCAAGCGCAGCTGATCGGCTGCTGCTTACTCCCCAAGGGGCGCCATTGCGGCGCCCTTTTTTGTGCCCGCTGGACGTGAAAACAGCCCGGTTTTGACCCGTAAACAGCGGGTTATCGTGGTTCTTTCCAGCGGAGCCCCGATAGATGACCGATTTATACGCAAAGTTGACCAGCGCTGCGCACAGCGGCGCGTTCGGCCTTGGGGCCAATGGCACGCCGACTGCTGAGCAGGTGCGCGCCGGCAACTACAAGAAGGGCCGCCTGCGCCTGCATGGCCTGCCCATCACCATTGAAACCCCTATGTTCACGCCCCGCACCGGTAAAGACGACGGCAAGCCCTGGTCGATCGTGTGCATGGCCAACTACGGCTATCTCAACGGTGTGAAAGGCGCCGACGGTGATGAGTTCGACGTCTACATAGGCCCAACCCCCGAAAGCAGGCTCGTGGTGGTCGTGAATCAGCGCAAGAAGGACGGCAGCTTTGACGAGCACAAGGCCGTGCTGGGCTTTCACGACGTCGACAGCGCCCTTATGTCCTACCGCAACAGCTACATGCGCGGATGGCAGGGGCTGGGCAGCTACGTGACCTGCTCTATCAAGCAATTCAAAGCCTGGCTCAAGTCGGGCGATCTAACGCGGCCCCTGGAGGCTGCTGACCTAATCGAGGATGAGGTGAAAGCCATGAGCAACGCGGCGGTGGCGTGGGGCCCCGATTATTTGCCCCTGAATACGACGTTGGGTGACGTGATGTACGGCCTGCGCCGTGAGGACAGCGATAAGCTGATGCTCGACAGCGCCACCATGGCAGATATCGTGGAATACCTGGACGAAGGCGAGATGCTCGACGCCATGGTGATCGAGTACGCCCAGTTCGAACGCAAGGCCAACCAGCTGAAGCGGGTGATGCAGTCCGCCGCGGGCGAGGTCAAAGCCGAATCGGTGGAAGTGAGCAAGCCATTCAAGAACCGTGGCACCACTCAGGTAGCCATGCAGTTCCTCATGACCGATGGCCAGAGCGTGTCGGTGTTCTTCCATAACCCCGAC